TCTCCAGATGAATCACTTTCTGATTCTTCATCAATTTCAACACTCATTGTATCAGCATCAGAAGATTCATTATCTCCTTCTTGCATATCATCTAATAAGTCTTGTAGTTGTTCTTGAGTTAATGACTCAAGTTCGTCTTTTGTTTCGTTTTGTTGTCTCTCAAATAAATCGTCAGCAAGTTGTATAACTTCTTCGAATGTTTCTAATGTCTCACATCTATCGATATAAACCATTTCATCATCTGAAAATTCAATCTGAGCAAATGAACCAATTTTATAAGATAGATTGATTCTATCAATTAAGTTCAATGTTTGTAAATCTTTACCTTTAGTTCCGAAGAAATCCATATTAGCTAATTCAGAATATCCTTTATAGAAACTTTTTCTAAGTCCTGGATATTTCGCCTTAATCATTTTCTCGATTCTAACATCTTCAATAACATTTAAGTAACCTTTGTATATAGTTCCTTTTGAAGAAACTTTATCATGCCACCCGTCTAATGGTGTATTAAGAGCATGAGACACTTCATGACCCATAAACAAGTCATATAATTCTGCACTAATAGTTTCTTTAAGAATAGGACATACTAATGTCCTTGACTTAATATCAAAATATGCAGTAGGAACTGATTTATGTAATACAGTAATATTCTCCGTAGCCATAAGCTTCGCCAGAATGTCTTTATTTGAATTTTGTAGTGAAATCATTTTACCTCTTAATTATCAACTCTATGTACATAGTATAACAAAAGTGTACCAGCGGTTACAACTACATAAATTCGAACCAAGAAGTTAAGATGTATTTTGTAGTCTTCGATTGAAGTCCACAATGATAGAATGGAAGACCTGCTGGCCAAATAGCGACTGAACCGACACGAGGTTTAATAGTAGTACCTGCCATAGGAAATATTGTCTCACCACCTGATGCAACATCATTTAAGTAGACAATAACTGCCAAATACTTTTTACAATGTTCAGGACCTGATTCAATGTGAACTGCAGGATATCCTTTGTCTTCTGGTTTGTATCTCTGTATCTGTAAAGATCGGAAACCTGTTTTGTAAATGTTTGTTAGTGGTTTATCGTAAGGTTTATAGTCTGAGTGACATAAAGAGTGTAAATGTTTTTCGTACTTTGACCCAAGTGGATAGAGGCGTTCAAACAATTCATTTTTATAATCTATAGCGTCAGGTCTTGGATCACCTATAAGTTGTAGTTCGTCTGCTTGTTTTCTGTGATCGTCTGTTCTTTGATGTAGACTGTTTCTAAAATACTGTATTAAGTCTTCACACCAGTCTGACGCGAATACACCTTGATATACTTCTATAGAATTTGATAGATAAGAGCTATAATTTCGTCTTAACTCTGATTCGAGGTTCACAACGCAAATCTAGCTTTAAACTTCTCTTTGCCTCTAGCTCTCATTTTCTGTATTTTCTTAGCTTTATCAAAAGCTCTTTTTTTAGAAAACTCACCAATTCTATCAATGAATAATATCCCATCTAAATGGTCTATTTCATGTTGATATACTCTAGCAGTTAGTCCTTCTGCACTCTCTTTTACATCTTCTTGTAATTCGTTTTTAAATTCGATAACAACTTCTGCTGGTCTTACAACTCTAGCAAATACATCAGGTATTGATAAACACCCTTCTTCCATTGTATTCATATTATCTGAAAAATCTTTAATAAAAGGATTAAAACATACTATAGATGTTTCTTTTGTTTCACCTCTCAATGCAATTACTCTCGTATTATAACCGAGTTGATTTGCTGATACTCCAAGACCTGAATGATTGAATATAGCATCTTTAAGTTCAATAGCTAATTCTATAGGATCCATAAATGGATTTTCAAAGTCAAAAGGTTCTGCTTTTTGTCTTAGCCAATCTGGGTCTTTTACTATCATTTTTATTCGTTTAACATTAGTTGTCTTCATATTATTTTCCATTGTATCAGTATATTTATCATCAAAAGCCACACACATATTAAGTTAGATAACACAATAAATGTTCTTATAACACTAATTCTATTTTCATTTTGTGCATCATATCCGTCTTCTATATCAAAACTACCTAATGCATGTTTCCATATCATCCAAAGCTTCTTCATTATTTTATTCTACTAAAGTTATTTACTTTCTCAAATTCAATTATGTTATTGAACTTCTCATTCATACTCTCACCTTTGTGAGAAATGATAAAAGTGTTTGTGTTGTTGTCTAGTGTTTGAAGTATCTTTAAGAATTCGTCTGTGCCACCTTCATCAAGTGAACTATCGAACACTTCATCAAGAATTAGTAAATTTGTATTAACTGAATTCTTTAACTTGGCAATTGATCTCCAAGTAAATAGAAGTGATAAATCGATTCTCATCTTTTCACCTTCACTAAATGATGAATATGTAAAATTGTCTCTGTATCTTGATTTAATTTCTTCGTTGAATTCTTCATCAAGTTCAAACTGTACAAAAAACTCCATACTTGCTAGATATTTATTAATCAACTTATTCATTATTGGTAAGTACTGTCTTACTATTTTAGTCTTGATTCCACCGTCTCTTAACAATATCTCTGCTAAGTCATAGTAATGTCTCTTATCAATTAAGTTAGATTCCATATCTTGTAATGTGTTTAATGCTTTTTTGTATTTGTCTAATTGTTCTTTATCACCAACTGTATGTTCTTGTTCTTCTAAGTCTTTAATTTGTGATTGTACTTTTTTCATGTACTGTTCATTACTGTCAATAAGATTCTGTTCTTTTTGAATAGCTCTTTGAGTCTCATTAATCTCTTTATGTACTAAATTAATTTCTTCAAGTCTTACATTAATTTGTTGTATAGAATCACTTTGTTGTGTGAGTACTAAGTCTAGTCCTTTTATGTTTGATGATCTGTCTACAACTATGTGATCTTTATGATCGGATTCTATATCTTGTTTACAAGTCGGACATTCGTCATTCTTATCATAGAATTCTAATTCTTTAATAAATTTTCTTCTCTCATTCTCAAAATCTTTTTCGTCACTTAACATTGACTGCAATGAGTTACGAACTGCATCTTCATCTGATATTAAGTTCATACAAGTCTTAACATTTTCCATGTCTGCTCTTATATTAGTCAAGTATTCAATATTCTTAGTTTCATGTTCATTAATATCTACAGTAAACTTAGCAATCATTTCTTCACGATTTTCTTCTAATCGTTTCATTGCTTCTTCTTGACCTTCTATCTTAGATTCACCAATCTGAATATTATGTTTTATTTCACCAAGTTCATTTCTTAATGTTGAAGCTCGTTGTTTGAGACAATCATTCATTACTGAAAAGACTTGTATATCAAGTATGTCTTCAATAATAGCTCGTCTCTCTGGTGTGTTTAACTGCATGAAAGGAGTGAATGTAGAGCTTCCTAAGACAACTACTTGAGTGAATGACTTGTAGTTCAACTTAAGTATTTGTTGTTCTAAGATCGCTTGATAATCTCTTACAGACGCATCTTGATGCATGAGTGTACCATTTAAGTAAATCTCAAACTTATTAGGTTTGATACTTCTCATTATTCTGTACTGTTGTCTACCAATAGAAAATTCAATTTCTACTACTGTATGTTTTTGATTGATAGAATTAACTAAAGCTGTCTTTGGTATCTTTCTAAAAGCACGACCAAATAATCCGAATGTCAATGCATCTAGCATTGTCGATTTACCTGAACCATTAGCTCCGATTACTAAAGATGTTTTTTTTCTTGATAAATCTATCTCGGTAAATTCATTACCTGTCGATAGAAAATTTTTGAATCTTACTTTATGAAACTTTATCATATCCTAATCTAATGTATCTCTCTTGATGTTCTGATGCTTTCTCTACAGAAACATTTGTGTGTGAGTTGTATGGTTCTCTTATTGGGTGATGTACAACTTCTCTAATTGTTACTCTGTCGTTATGTTGTTCATAAGTAAGAGAATGTCCTTCTAAAATCCATGTTCCGTCTATCATGTTACTATTTTGTTTTTCGGTGGTGTGATTATAGAACTGAATGCAGTCTCATATTGATTTAATAGTTTTTGTTCTGGATCAACTGTCCAAACAATGTTATCTGGATTAAGAGTAATGTTACCCTGTCCAAGAATATTGTAAGGATATAAGTTTACTTTAGGTCCTTGTCCTTCAACCGCTTGTTGATGTACGAAAAGAGGATTCTCCATTTCGTTGTTATCATCATTTAATTTAGCGATTAACATTTCACCGCTGTTTAATTGTATTATTTTTATCATACTAAAATATCTAAACTTTCAGCATACAATGATTTCATCAATGCATCTAATTCAGATTTGTCTCCTTCTATATTTAAACTGTCTATGTGTTTTGTAAGTATTGTCAATGTATCTTCTGCTTCTCCAACTAGTTCATCTTCATCTAGGATATCTAAATTACTATGATCTTCTACGACCTTAAGGTCAGCTGGATTAGCTTTGATAATTTCTTCTACAAAAACATCAAACCAGTATGGTTCATTTTTATTCGTAACAATTACTTTTACGAATGTATCTTTTAAATGACTAAAGTCTTTCTTCTTAATAGTCATTAATGTTTCTTCTGTATCGTCATAGAATACTTTATGAAACATTTTGAGAGGATTATGTATCTTCTCGATTTCTCTTGTCTCTGTATCAAAGACATGAAAATATTTGTCGTCACCGAAATCATTCCAAGTGAACTCCATTTGAGAACCTAAGTAATGAATGTTTTGAATCATTGATGCTGTATGAAAGTGACCTGAGTATACTTGTTCAAATCTACTTAACCATGAGACAGGTGTTCCGCCTCCATGAAAATGTCCTGGTGATACTTCACCACCATTAACTTCTAAATGAGACATACAAATCGGTGCTGTTGTTGTTTCTAAATATTCTTGTACATCATCTTGATTTTCTTCATTTATCCATGGTAGTAATGATATCTCTAAACCATCATATTCTTTTGTTATAGCGTCTGTATAAACATTGATGTTTGGACTGTGTAATAGATACTCAGGACTATTTAATTTGTTAGTTGATTTGAAGTAAATGTCATGATTACCTACAATTAAATCCATATGAATACCTCGTTCATTCATTGGTTCTATGAAGTGTTCATGATTCTTATGTAAAGAATAGAAGTTTACATCTCGTCTTCTATCGAAATAATCGCCGAGATGTATAATTTGTTTGATGTTATGTTTGTCTAAGTAAGGAAAGAAAACTTCTGTATAGAATCTTCCTTGATATTCAGCAAACATTTGATTGTTATTACGAACTCCAGCATGAGTATCGTTCAGTAACGCTATTTTCATAATGTAATTAGTCTTTTTTCTTTTTAGACCCGCGAGGTGTGTAGTTTATCGGATTCATATTTTCTTGTAAGAAATCTACATAGGAATTGTTCATACCTGTAGAATTACCGTCAATAGTGTCAAAAGTATCGAATAGAACACCTGCTTGTTCAATACTTCTTTGTTTTATCGCTGCTTGTTTCTTTTCTTTGTGAATTCTTCTCAAGAAAGCGAAGTAAATAATTTGTGTGACATAGGCAAAAGCGTTCTGTGACTTTTCTTCATTAAAATTGTTGATATACTGTAAACAGTTTTCAATACCGTCACATATCATTTCATCTCTATATGAATAGTTGATGAAGTTAGGTTTAGTAGAAAGTCTTGTAGCTATCTTATAGATACATTCTCCAATGTATTCTGTAACTCTCGGTTTTTCTACATCATTTTCTAATGCTTCTTTACAAGCTTTGTTGTGTGCTACAATAGCGGCAGTAAACACTTTGTTCTCTACATAGTGTACTGATGCTTTAGTCTGTCTTTTTTCTCTAGTCATATATATATTATACGGCAGAATCCTGTCCTGTCAAGTCCTTATTTATTTTCATTTATTTTCTTAAAACCGCTGGACATCTGAAGAATCGGTGTTAAAATAAAGTATCACTTGGGAAAAGAAGAATATACTTAATGTATTATGTCTTCTGGTGTAGGTAAATCTTTATTTTTTAGATATTCTTCTTCTAATTCGTTGTCGTAATCCTCCCAGGATAATGTTTCTTTTAGTCTATCAGATATCATTCTTCTAATTTCGACCGATTCTTCTTCATGTTCTTGTTTTTGAGTTCGAATTGTCATTTTTCCACTGTCTCTTAAGTCTAACCAATTCGTTACAGCATCATCATAAAATTGTATGAATTGGTCTGTAATACTAGTTCTGAAAGAAATATCTTTGTTATCAATCGTAACAAACTCGTCATGAGTAAATGGTACCATTGGTCCAAGATGTATTGTAACACCAATTCCTGATGCAGCAGCTTTACACATAAGACTCATTGGTAAATACATCTCTATCTTCTCACCTATCTCACTAATCATTGCTAGTATTTCTTTACCGTCATTCAATCTTATGTACTGATATTTTGTGTTTTCATGTATCGACATTGGCAGGCATCCTTACTGAATGTATTTCGTATTCAAAATTCTCTGTACTATATATATTTATACGCTCAGAAAAGTGGTTAAGTGTATAATTCATATTTTTCTTCCATGAAAGATCATCTGCTATATCATAGAGAGTAACTTTGTCTTTATCGTCAGCCTTTCTTAGACCTCTACCAATACTTTGGAGATTTCTAATTCGTGACTTACTCGGAGAAGCAAATATTACATTATGTAATCGTTTTATGTTAATGCCTGTACTAAATGTACCAAACGATGCTACTATAACTGAATCTTTTTCTTTCTCAACAATTTCTCTCACCTTCTCTCTATCTACAGCGTCTGTACCGCCGAAAACAAAGAATGTTTTTCTATCTAACTTGTCTAACAAATCAAATAATGGTCTACCATGTTTCTCAACAAATTGAAATAACACTAAAGTATTACCATTTAAATCTTTTACTAAATTATTTATGAACATATTTCTTCGTTCATTTCGGACTATCCAATCCA